TTTAAGAGGCTTGTGGGATTGAACATGAATAGAGTCAGAGTCTCCGTGTTGATACGCGCCACAGGAGAAGCAGTGGGCATGGCCGTCAGTATATCGGGCCAAGGCGTCACTGCTTCCACACTGTGGGCACGGCTCATGTGTCAGAAACTCGCTCTGTGAGAGCAGATCGGATTGCATCAGCTGCGGTAGTCATCTGTGAATGATAAGCGATCCAGTCCTCTAGTTCAGCAATGAAGCGATCCGCTATATCTGACGCCGTAATGGTGCCAGTGTGAACGTAATCGACACATGTGACGAGAGTATCAGCAAAGTCCTCACCAATACGTTGGAGGATTTGATCGCGTTTGTCAACAGAGCCAGTCATGGGGAATGTCATGGGATGGTGCCCACAGAAAACCATTATTCTCTGCCCACTTAGCGTAGGTAGTCTTACTGGTTTTTGTGAGCGTATTGTGTGGAGCTTGGAAGACAAGTCGAATATCAAGGGTGGGATGCTGCTTTTTAACGGCTAACATCTTCCTTCGATCTTCTGGTTTAAAGTAACCCTTGGCTTCCAAGATAACTCCATTGGGCAGGATAAAGTCAGGTGTGTATACTGACGATAAGGTGTAGTTTAGCTTAAGCGTTTCATATTCGAACTGGTGCCCATTCAGTTCAAACCACCGTGCCAACCTTTCTTCAAGACGGCTACGGTATTTGGGCATTAGCTTGCCTTAAGATCATCTAACCAATCTTCAAGGTTTTGAATCTGTCGATCAATCTCATACCGTTTGGGTTCGGTGTAATCATACATAAACAGTTCTTCCTGAAGATCAGCAATGCGTTCCAATACTGCGTACTTATCCATGATTAGAAGGGTACGTCATCAGCGTCATACCCAACAGGCCCTAGCCCAGGGTCCTCAGCAGGCTCAAAGCTGGGGCTACCACCCTTGAAGCCCTCTGTCTTGCCAAACAGCGCAGCAACGCCATCCTCGTCCAATCCACCGCTATCAGAGCCGCCTCCGCTAACCAGCTTCAGGACCTGAGCACCTCGTACCTTAACGGAACATCCAACCTTTTGTGCAAAGACATAAGGCTTTAGATCCACGATCAACTTAACAACAGTACCTTTCCAGATCTGTGTGTCAAGATCAATCGGTACTCCATCTGTATCCACCCAAGGGAACATAGGAGTTGTGCTTTCACCACCGTAGCTGACCTTAACAAATCCCTCCTCATCCCACTTGGGAAGTTCAGCAGAGAATCGCTTACCAGCCATTTTGTTCTTACCCCATTCCAATGCCTTTTGATAGGCATCTTCAAACTTGGTAAGGAACTCTTCAGGCACCTTGAATCCAATGGTACAGTTGTTAAACTTACCACTCGGAACTAGTGCGTTGATGTAACCTTCGAGGCTTGTGGTGATGATGAAACGTGTATCAGACATCTTTGGTAAGAAATTCGTGTTGTGCGATAAGGTCGAGAAACTCAACCAGGGTGTCATCCAGCTCAAGATCAGCACGGGTTGCCCAATACTGAACATGTTCTGGTAACCAACAAAGGCCATAGCCAATGTTAATGCTTTCCGCTAACTCAGTAGCGTAAGCGTCGGAGGGAATAGTTAGTTCCAAAAGTTCAGGCTTCAAGGATACTCTCAACGGTGGTGTACGCTTCATCATATGCTTCAAGACATGCCATAGCATTGCTACCGTTTTCGGCAGCCTCGGTCAAGAACGCACACTCAGCAAAGACATTACAAAGGTACTCCTCAAAGGATACTTCATAATGATCCTCTTCAGTATCCTTCTCTTGAAACTGCCACTCTTCGTAGTAGTTATCAATCACAGAAGGGTGAAGACCCAAAAGCTCAGCAATTTCCTTTAGTTCCATTAGCAAAAGAAGTAAGCGGATTGTTGGACATCATTGATGTCAAGCGTATTTAACATGACATCTTCATCAAAGTCAACCCCTAGCTGTTCTGCCCATTGCTGGAGCACTGGCTGTGAGTAGATCTCAATGAACTTATCACGGATCATGCTGCCCATGTCATCCATGTCACAGGAACGACCAAGCACACAATCATGTATCACAGTAAATGGGGCATCCCACTCCGCAAATACAAGGTGAAGCAACGCTGCATCCAAACTATGAACTAGATTGGGTGATGCTGCTGTCTTGGATTTAGCTAAGTTGATCTGTCGCTCATCCCACTCCTTTAAGAGGTGTGTCTTTACAGTTTGACCAAGCAGTTTAGTTTCAATTCTATCCACATCATTACGGCGATACTCCTGAACGACATGAAACCCAGAAGGTGTCACCCATTCAACAGTTGTCTTACCAGCTTTGATACATTCACCTGCCACCTTCTGGATGAACTCCATAGAGCGACAAGGACCATCAAAGACTTGCTTGACACCATAACGATAGATAGCTTTCACGATCATCTGTAACTCACCCTTCTCAAGAGGAATGCCCTTGAGTTCCTGACGGATGTAATCACGAGCACTGTTTTCTGTCACCCCGTAAGGTGTTGTCATGACAGTTCTCTTGGTTACTTTTCTTGTGATCAAATGATGAAGATGCTCAGGAAGAATCTCCTTTGCCTTTTCAGCAACGATCTTATACCCGTCAGAGGGTTTGTCAGTAGGGACAACATTGACCATTTCAGCAGCAGTCTTATCTAATGCTAATGCTGACAAGTGTTGAAGACCAGAACAAGTAGCATCAACTGACACAGGAAGACCAGATGTCTTCTTGCTTCCTTTGATAACACATTCATAGTACTCAATACTAGCAGCAATAAAACACCAGGGTTCTTCTGTTGCTTCCCATAGACCAACTGTTCCCTCTGGATCAACAGCTATTCGAGTAATGAATCCATGGTTCTTTTTGACCCATGCTATTCTCTCATCCATTGGTGCTTTATCCAGTCCATAAGTAGTAGCAACTTGGAAGGCTAACCACCACTCATTAACAGGACCCTCTTCTTCAAAGTAAATCAGACTCTTATCGAAATCTGTACCTTGAGGACTGAGGCTTGTGGGAATAGGATAAACCCTACCCCGAAAGTCAAACGACCAAGGAACCCAAAAGACTTCACCTTTGTACTTGTTAGCTACATAAAGAGCCTCAGTTGTTCGATAGTTCTTCTGTGCCAGAGCTGCGTTCATATCCTCAATCTCAGTTCGTGCCTTTTTATAGGCATTACGATCCTCGATTGCGGCTGTTTCCCAGGGTTCTGGCTTTGGCGGTGGAGGTGTTGGTTCCTCCGCTCGAAACTTACCCACCCTAAGGCGGCGTTCCATACAGAAGTTGGCTAGCTCCAGCACCCTGTCGTTGATTCGATAGGGGACCTTCTGGAGCCGGTTTAGCATGACAAGAGCCGTGCTATCTGGTGCTAGTGGGGGACTTCCCCGCTTTTTCCTTGAAACCCCAGTCCTGATCAGGGAAGTTAGCCTTCGCAGGTCATTGGTCAAATAACCCCCCACTGTTCTAGTGCTCCAATCGTTGGGCTCACACAGCATCGGCCACATACAACCAGCAAACGCCTCAGCCTGCTCCATGAGCGCCACCTTGGCCTTTAGAAACTCTGGATGGTACACCAGGGTGTTCTGACTACTTGTCCGGCTCGTAAAGACCTGCTTGACGGCCACCCAGCCCGTAGCCTCAACCAACCGATCAAACAACCATCCACCAACCAAGTGTTTAACACTCGTTGTCCATTTCAATCTATCTATTCCATTCTTACGCATTACTGCTGTGTATCGCTGTACCTTATACCGATACCCCTTATGTGCATGAAGGCGAGACTTGGCTTCACTGAATTGTATTGGATACTTACGTTGAAAGTCATCAAGCATTATTTGATCGTGAATCTTATCGCCAATCATTTGAGTAACTACTGGATACTTCAAACACTCAGTACCTCTTACCCCCAATACATCCAACACACACTTAGCTGTGATCAACGCCAACACACCAGGATCACAATCCTTAATCATGACAACTGCTGTGGCCTTATCAGTAGCCCACCCCTGACTGATGCGACTAATCTTATCAGCAATCTCATTAGTAATACCCTCTAACCCTTGCTTAATAAACGCTGTTCCATAAACAGTAGAACTAGCATAAAGCCGGTCCTCTGCTGCTTTTGTGCGTTCCCTTAGTCGGCTAATTGCTTCACTACGGGCATCAAGTTCTCGCTGTAATTGACGGGCGAGTTGATCAGGTGTGGCCATAAGTTAAGAGGCTTGTGATGATTGGATAATGTTTCTAGCATTACGAATAATCATTATCCTTGATACAACCTTTACTAGTTCTTGTGTTGCTTCAATCTCTTCCTCTGCTCCATCAACACCTAACTGTGCCAATAGTAGATCCTCAGGGTGTACATCAGGAAGCTTAGTTACTTCCCCCGTGTCCATATCCTCTTCATGGGTAGCAAGAACGTCACTGTGCGCTTCTAACCTAGACCCAAGATCAATCAATCTATCCAAACTACAATGTAACAACCCATAGAGTTGTACCTCATATTTAGTTTCCCGGTATTGTTGATAAGCCATGGATTTGTGGGTGACGTGATGCTTTGTTAAATGCTTGATATGCTAATACTGACGCTAACCCTGTTTTGTTTAGGTAACTGTATTGCTTCAAGTGATTACGTTTGGCTAGCTTACGCAGTTGCCTCCACGTTAATACATCACTCAAGTGTTTAGCTAAGGTTTCTGGGTTGGGCAAATGTTGACGGCTCGTGATTCGCAATGCGGATTCAAAGTCCATTCAGGTTCCAGATGTAAGGTGAGGGAAAGGATAGGTTGAGACGGATTAAGCTCCATGATCGTGGCTATTGCATGGGCTTTGTTATAAGCCATAACGCAGCCATGTGTGCCATCACTAAACCAATAAGACCATGGCTTAACTGTCATCATCCTCAAATGTGAAGTACTCTGTGATGGCTGACATTACCGCATCATTGATACGTTCAACGATAACATGTTCTTCAGGATGTTCTATATGTTTGTGGGCAAGATGCCACCCCCTAGCAATTCCCTGTTCAATAGCCATGTCAAGGATGACATATAGTTTGGGTTTCATTTGCGATAAATAGCAGGTAACCTAAAGCAATAGTCAAGGTGTGCCTCTTGGATTTTATTCCTGACAAATAATACTCTTTTGTCAGTACTTAAAGCTGCTGTTCTGAACACCTGACTGACTAAGATCTTTTGCATTTCATTGAGACTATTAGTCCCATGTTTGCGTATCTGTTCCATAAGCTTACGCATCTCAGGAGGGAAGCTATCCCACTCTGGTTCACGTTCCTGTAAAGCTGGCATAATTAAACAATCAGAAAGGGTAAACGATAAGGTTGATCCATCTTAGACAATCGCTTTGGTCTTGGATTCTCCAATTGTTTTAGGAGGGTTAATGCTTCTGTTGTGTTGCCCGAAATGATAGCACGTTTACACAATGTCTTAAGTGATGGTTGGCGGGGTGGCTTCATTGCTATTCTGGTGTCCATCATTTACTTACCATTAGCCTGCGGTACACCTTGATAAGACACACCAGCAGGACTAGGGGGCCCATAATAATTGCCGGTTGTGCCAATACTGGAAATAATAGCATAGCTGATCGTGAGAGGGAGTAGGAATAACAATAGGTTTGTGAATTGTTTAATCACTTTAGAACATACCTCTTTTATCAATGTGATCCTGAATCATTTCATCGCTGGGTTCCCACCCATCAATATACTCAAGGGCCTCAATAATCTCCTCAATCTTCTCTACAATGTCATTAGGTAGATAATCAGAGTAGACTAACTTACGCCAACAATGGAGGCTTGTGGATGCTAACCTAAACCCGCCCATTGTGTAGATGTTGTTATCATCCATTTTAGTTAACCTCCATAGCAACAACAAACTCAGGCTCAAGTCCGAAGAACTCAGTTAACTCATCAGGACCTAATGATTCAATTAGTTCCTCATCAACGTTGTAAAACACTACCTCATGCAAACCATCATCATTGGTAAAGTAATCATCAATGATCTCATCCTCCATTAGATCATCCATTGGACATTCTTCGTCCAAGGTAAATCGTAGGCTAATAAATTCCATTAGTTGAGTTCCTCAGGGTAGTAAGTTGCTTTGAGATCGTGATCATCAATGTTGTCATCATCAGCATAGGCTAGATCTTCCACATCATCTAGCCATTGCTCAAGTTCATCCCGTTCGTAACAGTTAAGGAAGCCAGTAACCTTAGCCATGAATTAGTCTCCGGTAAGTTACCCAAGTTACAGCTTGAACTTGAGTAGGTGATAGTTCAACACCACATAGGTCGGCGCTACGCTTAGCAACCAATTGGTAGGCTCTCTGAATAGTCTCAAACAATTTAGGACTAATCTTAGGAGTTTTGGTTGTTGATATATTCTCACCGATAAAGATAGCGTAGGCGTGACCATCAACACACACAGCGTTCTTATCACCCATGATTGACCGATAGAATGCGACTACCTTTTGCCCATTCAATATGTTAGGTATAGCCTCAGTGTCTACTGATTCCATATCCAAACTAAGAATAGCAATTGCCTTTGCTTTATTAGGATTAAAGGTACAGACCTTAATCACATTGTAATCACCACCAATAGACCACGTTTTGATCATTGCCTCAGCATTAATACAGTTACGTTCCCATTTATTATTTGGGGACAGGGCTGCAATGACACCAACTGCCTGACCCATTGTTAAACCATCGTAGGTATGTATGAAGCGCACCGCTAGATTGTAAGCACGTTGATACCAATCAAGACCTGATAAGATGTCAGCTTGTGATGCTA